ACCCACCCTTAACCTGATCTGTGCCTGTTTCGTGTTGGTAGTATGTTGTAATACCATCCGTGTTCCCTTGCACATATGTAGATGAAGTGGCTGCTTCTACACCATCTGCATCATATTCCATAGCGTGTGGTTTACCAAATACAGCAGAGTCTGCCCAAGCTGTTCTAGCTAGTGTGCCCACTGTCCATATTGGTCTTTGTGGTGATGAGTCTTGGTAGTTATAACAAACCATTTTATTAACCACAGCAGAGTTTGATGTTGGATAGAACCACATAATCTCACCAAACAAGTTATTAAGTCCTGCAAAAATCATTTGATTACCAGAATCTAAATTAACATCATCGTAAACAAAATCCTCTACTAAACATGGTAATGTTTCAAGAGCACCAGCATATCTAAAGAAACCGTTTTCCGACATCCAGTATGCAGCACCGTCTACCTCCACTGCTGCGTTTTTACCTACAAGTCCACAGTTCGTGCCTGTTTGTACAAAGGCAAATGTAAATGGTTGACCAACAAATCTTTGTAGAAACAAAGCTGTATCTGTATATACATAGATTGCATCTCTACCTCTAATGGCTCCAACGATCCGTGATCCGTCGGCCAGTCTTTGTGTACCAGCTGTATTGGTTGCTGTGGGTGTATAAGTATTAATATCTTCTTGGTCCGAGAATCTAATAAACATATCATCTTGAGTTGATTTATCACCAATCGTGGTTTCTGTTCCAAAGAATACTAAGTGTCTGTCCGGTGTAGATACAAGCATGTGTCTTGATGCAGTTGGAGCGTTAGTAATGATAGTTGCTCTAGAGTTTGTTGCGTCTGTTGCTGCTGAGTTCCACTCAAATACTTCACCATCAACAATTAAACAAATAGCTTTGTCACCAAAATTATCAATGGACCACATACCAGGATCAACAACTAAGTCGCCTGATGCTGCCTCACCCCAAGCTACGAAATTAGATGTATCTGTAACTGTAGCACCAGATGAGTGTGTTGCTGCTGTTGTGTTTCGTACACCTCTTGTTACACCGGTTAGTGTGTTTGTAGATATACCTGTGTAAGATATTTCTTCTGTTCCTATCTGTACAAAATTTGTGCCTGATGATGGAAACTGTGATGCATCGTTTAATGTTATACTTGTTGTAGACGCATCTATGTCTCCTGATAGAACAGTTGTAAAAGCTCCAACTTCTTGTCCGCCCCAAGATCCAAGTGACCAACCAAAACCTTGAGACTGTACATCGGGTCCAACTCTATAATAATGTCTAACTCTAATACCACCTGATTCAGACGCACCAGATCCTGATTCATTAGATGGCATGGTGATTGTAATTGTGTTTGATGATGGCACTGTGGTTACCATAAATCTTATGTCATCAAAGTTTGCTGCAGCATAATCAGAATTAGTTGCAGTTGAGAAGTTATCTAGTAATACAATATCACCTGCTTGAATACCGTGATCTGTAGAAAAATTTATTGTAACGGTCGTTGATCCGTTAGTCGTGCTAAATGCATTAGTAAGGGTTGTCGTAGATTTAATTGGGTGTATGTCATAGAAGACACCGCCTGAATATGCATATAAAATTCTGTTTGATCCTATAATAGAATACTTTCGACCTGCACTATTAGTAAATTGATGTAGTGCTCTAACGGCTCCTGTAATATTATCAGCTCCTAATTGCTTCCAACCACCTATCTTTTCAGGAAATAAATACCTAAAACGGACATTATCACAGTCTATCCACTGGCCCTCTGCAGCTGTGGCTGTGAGTTGTTTATTTATTCCGGGTGCAAAGTTAACCTTCTGTAGCATAGACCTCCAGATTATATTAGATTGCTTAGATATTCAACTTTATTTGACTATTCCTAGCATAGGTCTTTTATCATACAAATTAGACTTTGCAAACTGTCCATCTGCATGATTGTAGTGTAGGAACACTTGGCCACATAATTGACCTTCAAAAGGCTCTCTCCAGTGCTCTAATTCACATCCAGAATAAATAAGCATATCTCCTGGTTTTAAGTCTACTTTTATACCTTTGGGTGCACCTGGTTTGTGTATATTCTTATACTCATCTATAACATTGTTAGACCCCGTAGGATCGATAAATATAGGCCATGCATCTCCACCTAGATTTAGTGTGGTGGATATCTCACAGCTAGGTCTATCTTTGTGTCTTCTTAAAATATTACCTTTTTTATAAAGTCTTGTGTATGAGTATGTTGGCACTAATTTAAGTCCTGTCTTCTTCTGCATCACAGCTATAGTTTTAACAAGTAATGTTTCCATTAATCTATCGCTATATTTAGCGTAAGAGTTTGGAACTTGTGGATCATTAAAATTACCAATAAGTTTATTACCAGCATGGGTCACACCATTGTTTAACATCCAATGATCTGCTTCTGCTGATATTTGTAAATATCTATAAGCTATATCTGCTACTTCTTTTGATATAGCATTACGAATCACTTGATATTTATTTTTTTTAAAACTCATTATATTTGTATAAAATTAAAAGATACAGATACTCTCCAGTTCTTTTCACCTTTATCTGTATTCATATTTATATCTACACCATGAGGCAACCAAGATGGAAAAAATATCATACGCCCCTCTATGGGTTCATAAGCACATACTCTCCACAACTGTTCTGGTAGATTTGGTTCTCTCCTAGGCATATGTGTATTTGGTCCTGGTCTAGGATCCTCTAAAAATATTTTTCCTGAATTCTTTGGAACTTTAATATAATACACACCTGACCAGAGTGAGTTAGGATGTGTATGTGTTTTGTTATAGCTGTAAGTAGGGTTGATATTAGCCCACATATTACCAAGTCCTAATTTACCTGATATACCATAATCTTTATTACACTCGTAAGCCATTTGAAATAATTCATCGATAAGAGGTTTATACTCTTTCCTTTTATCCATGTCTGTTTTGCTATGCCAACCAAAACCAGAGTTAGTCTTATGTTCTCCTTTAGGATCTGCCTTACGCCATTTTTTTATTTCTTTGAATAAATATTTATTAAGTTCTTTTGCATTTGCTACATCTTTAAAATATACAGCCGTTGGAAAAAGTATTTTTCTTTGTAATTGATTTTTATTTTTCATTTAAATGGTGGCCCTCCAAACCACATCACCAAAGATTTTCTTACACCTTTTTTCACAGGTGCAACTTTGTGTCTTAAGAATGATGCAAAGAATATAGCTTGCCCTTGTTTTAATTGAAGCGGTTTGTTATCACCCATTTCTGAAAATAAAAGATCTCCACCTGTAAACTCTGATGGATCTGACAATAAACAAGTCATAGATATTTTTCTAATTGGATTCTGACCTTCTTGACCAAATGCATTTAAATCCATGTGCCAATCATAAAAACCTTTTTTAGGATACACGGTGAACTGTGCAGGCTCTGTAAGTCTAACACCATCAAAATAAAAATGATTTAAGTTTACAATAGATAATTGATTCTCAATAACTTTGTACATCTCAGGTAATTTTTTAAAAGGTATCCAAGATATTGTTGTCACTCGTTTCTTGGTATCGTATTTACCTTTTTCTCCGCCACCAACTTTAGCTTCTTCAGGTGCGCATTGATGACCTGCATTTATTATCATCTTACATTGTTCAGGTGTAAAAATTGGGTTTGTTGTCGTGGCAACATACGATTGCCATCGTGGCATCATTGGTATCATTCGTTTTGCCCCGATCCAGTTCTTGATGCTACAGGATTATAATCAACATCTACATTACAAACCAATGTTCTTCTTGTTTCTTTTGTTCCGTTAAATGGATATACGCAGTGTCTCATATCATAAGGGAAAACATAAAAGTCACCAATCTTCATGTTAGGTGAATAATCTGTTTTAGAAAACTGTCCGTTCGCTGCACCAATAATTTGTAGTCTACCATTCATAGGTTTTGATTCTGCAGAATACTCAACACCTGTTTCTTTTGGAAGTTTTAAAATCATCACAGAAGATAAACCCGTATAGAGTTTACCTTGATGTATGTGCACAGGATTATATTCATGTGCTTTCATTTCATTAACCCAAATAGAGTTTATAGATTTTTGTGTTGGACCTATCTTGTTCCAGTCTGTGTAATGGTCAAAGATACCATGAAACCATTTCAGTATATCATCAGGTAAGAAACAATGCTGATGCATCTTATCGTTGTTAGGACCAGAATA